GACCTGTTCTTCTACACCCAGATACTGACAGGGGATGCAGCAGACAACATCAAGGGGCTGAGAGGAATTGGCCCTAAGAAAGCAGAGAAGCTACTTGCGGACTGTAAGTCAGTGGATGACCTCTGGGGAGCCTGTGTGAAAGCCTATGACGGTGATACAGAGCGTATCATTGAGAACGCTAGGCTACTTTGGTTACGGAGGTATGAAGGGCAGCTATGGCAACCACCAGTAGACGACAACACGCAATAAAGAACGGTTACAGATCAGGACTTGAGGATGACATCTCTGTTGATTTGAAGGAGAGGGGTGTAGCTTTTGAGTATGAGACCTTAAAGATTAAGTGGGTTTTAAACGAGAACAAGAGTTATACTCCAGACTTTATTTTACTGAATGGCATTATAATTGAGTCAAAGGGACGGTTTGTAGCTGCCGACAGGAAAAAGCACTTGAAGGTTAAGGAGCAACACCCTAAGTTAGACATACGATTTGTGTTTAGTAACTCTCGTGGTAAGATCAACAAGGGTTCTAAGACAACCTATGGTGACTGGTGCGATAAGCATGGGTTCATCTACTCAGACAAGAGGATACCCGACGAATGGTTGAAGTGAATAGTTTACTAACACAACTGCTTAATCTAAACAAAAAGCAGCTTGAGGCAATAGAGTTTGAGGTCAGAGTGGCCCTGATGGAAATGGAGGCAGAAGATGAGTAAAACAGTGGTGGTCTTTAGCTGCGCTCACGTAGACCCTTCGGTGGGAAATGAGCGGTTCAACTGGTTAGGCGAGTTCTTGTATGATCTCAAGCCTGATTATGTCGTTGACTTGGGGGATGGCGCTGACATGCGGTCGTTAAATACATTCGACACTCGTTCCCCAGAGGCAATCGTTAGTCAGAACTATGAGGCTGACATCAATCACTACAATGATGCACAGGAGCGTATCCGATGGAAGTTCCGACATCATAAACGTAAGCGTCCTAACTACTTTGGATTTGAGGGAAACCATGAGCAACGGATCAAACGAGCAATTAAAACAGACCCAAGACTTGAGGGAAGTAAGTACGGGATTTCCTTCGGGCATCTTCAAACGAAGCACTGGTTCGATGAATACCATGAGTATGAACACGGTGCGCCTTCAATCGCTGATTACGATGGTGTCTCTTACGCGCACTTCTTTAGTAGCGGCAACTTCGGTTCTGCTATGTCTGGTATGCACCATGCTAACGGGCTACTGGCTCATAGGCACCACAGCAGCACTTGTGGGCATAGTCATAAGCGTGACCTTAAGTTTAAAGATGCTTCACATCCTAACGGAGTTATCGGTCTTGTTGCGGGATGTTATAAAGGTGCAGCAGAGGGATGGGCTGGACAAGCCAACAAGGAATGGTGGTCAGGAGTAGTAGTGAAGCGAGAGGTATCTAACGGTATGTATGAGCCTCAGTTCATCTCACAGGCAACATTAAAAGGGATGTATGGGAAAACGTAGCGACTTCGTAAGGGTAGAACGTGACTTCTATCCCACACCAATAGCTGCTGTTGAGCCACTGATCCCGCACTTGCCTTACACGTTTGATTACGTAGAGCCATGTGCGGGTGATGCCCGACTTATACAACACATAGATGAATTAACTGGAGGGCATGGAGAGTGTTTATATGCTTGCGACATTGATCCACGACACCCTGCTGTATTTACCTTTGATGCTCTCACTCTGGATATAGGTGGGAGGGGAGTAGTTGACTATTGCATAACTAACCCACCTTGGGATAGAAAGATATTGCACCCATTCATTGAGCATTGGATGTACCAGTGTCCAACTTGGATATTGTTTGATGCAGATTGGATGCACACAAAGCAGTCGGCATACTTTATGACGTACTGTACTAAAGTAGTAAGCGTTGGCAGAGTTAAGTGGATCGAAGGTAGCAAGAGCGTCGGTAAAGATAACTGCGCATGGTACTGCTTCGATGCTTACGCTGATCCAACTAAGGCAACAGAGTTTTATGGAAGGACAGTTTAAATGATTACACTACAGGATATGCACGATATGGCAGATGAAGATGAGATTTGGTCTACGTCCGATATGACAACCAAGCAGTACAGTAAGTGGGTTGAAGGTAAGATCATTACTGAGGGTGACGAGCGTTTAGTTGAGAACGTGCTAGGTCTAGTTGGTGAAGCTGGTGAAGTAGCCGAGAAGGTCAAGAAGATGATCCGTGATGGGACTAAGGTTGTCCCTATGGATATCATTAAGGAGATTGGCGATGTTGTTTTCTACTGTACCGCATTGGCTAATCATGTTGGTTATGACCTCACCACGGTACTTGAGATTAACTTGGTGAAACTTAATGGTCGTGTCGAACGTGGTACTATCCAAGGGAGTGGAGATAACCGATGAGTTGGTTTTGGAGATACATTAACTACCTAGCTACATGGCGTACACACCGTAGTGCTATTAAGCAGTTAAACACACTGACTGACCGAGAGCTAAGAGACATTGGCCTTAACCGAAGTGACATTGACCGCATGGTGTGGTTGGACGAAGATAAAGACAAACGAGGGAGAGAAACAAAGTGAGTACTGAACAGATGAAATGGGGAGTGTTTGAAAAGCGGTTTCACTGCCTACCTGAGAGGGTGGGGTTTTACAGCACAGAGCTTGAGGCTCAGGAAGCTAAACCCAGAAACCTTATCTTTGGTCGAGAAGAATGTCGTATCACGTATACCGTAGAGGAAACTAAATGAGCAACCTATTACCAACCGATTATCAAACCTTCATTGCAACCAGTCGCTATGCACGTTGGCTTGACGACAAGGGACGACGAGAGAATTGGGGAGAGACTGTAGCCCGTTACATGGATAACCTAGTAAAGCCTGTTACTGGTACAGACAGCTTAATTAACGACATTGAACAGGCTATCCTTGGGCTAGAGGTTATGCCTTCTATGCGTGCGTTAATGACAGCAGGTACAGCGTTCAACCGTGACAACACAGCAGGATACAACTGTAGCTACCTTCCAGTAGATGACATTCGTTGCTTTGACGAAGCTATGTTTATCCTACTGTGTGGTACAGGTGTTGGCTTCTCAGTTGAGCGACAGTTTATCTCTAAGCTACCTGAGGTACCCAGCAGCTACATCCACAACGAAGATGTTATCGTGGTAGAGGACAGCAAAGAAGGGTGGGCTAAAGCCTTACGTAAGGTTATCAAGTCCCTCTACGCTGGAAAATATCCAAAGTGGGACGTGTCGGGTGTACGACCAGCAGGTGCGAAACTTAAGACCTTTGGTGGCCGAGCGTCTGGTCCAGCACCACTGATTGACTTGTTTAACTTTGTAGTGCGTAAGTTCGATGATGCTAAGGGACTCCAGCTTAGTTCTATTGAGTGTCACGATATTATGTGTAAGATTGGCGAGGTAGTTGTAGTTGGTGGCGTACGTCGTTCAGCTATGATCTCCCTTAGTAACCTGTCAGATGACCGTATGCGTCACGCTAAGAGTGGTTCATGGTGGGATAACGATCCACAACGAGCGTTAGCTAATAACTCAGTGTGCTATACAGAGAAACCTGACAGCACTTCATTCATGCGTGAGTGGTTGTCCTTAGTAGAAAGTGGATCAGGGGAGCGAGGAGTATTCAATCGTCAAGCAGCTAAGGCACAGGCAGCTAAGAATGGTCGTCGTGATGTTAAGCATGAGTTTGGGACTAACCCTTGCAGCGAGATTATCTTACGCCCATACCAATTCTGTAATTTAACTGAGGTAGTTGTACGAGCTACAGATACGATAGAAGACTTAGAGCGTAAGGTTAAGGTCGCTACCATCTTGGGTACGATCCAGTCCACACATACTAAGTTCCCTTATCTACGTAAGATTTGGCAGAAGAATACGGAAGAGGAACGTCTGTTAGGTGTCTCGTTTACTGGCATCATGGACAACCCTCTAATGACAACTAGTAACACAGGATTGGAGAAAACACTTGAGCACCTTAAATCTATCGCTGTTGGTACAAATGCTGACTGGGCTGAACGTCTTGGTATTCCTGTTGCTACTGCCATCACTTGCGTTAAACCGTCAGGGACGGTATCTCAATTGGTTGATAGCGCTAGTGGCATTCATGCTCGCCATTCCGCCTATTACATTCGTACTGTCCGTGGGGATGTAAAAGACCCCCTAACTCAGTTTATGAGTGACCAAGGTATCCCGAATGAACCTTGTGTGATGAAGCCAGATACTACTGTAGTCTTTAGCTTTCCACAAAAGGCTCCAGCGGGTGCAGTAACTACAGCCGATATGACAGCCATTGAGCAGCTAGAAATGTGGTTGGCCTATCAACGTCACTGGTGTGAACACAAGCCTTCCGTGACAATTAACGTACGGAGTGACGAGTGGTTTGAAGTAGGTGCCTTTGTATATAAGAACTTCGATGAGATGTCAGGGGTATCGTTCTTGCCTTATAACGAGCATACGTACCAACAGGCACCCTACCAAGAGTGTGGACGAAAAAAATACGAAAAGCTTAAGTCCTCTATGCCTGAGAAGGTTGACTGGGAGAAACTATCAGACTATGAACAAGAGGACAACACAGCAGGAAGTCAGACATTAGCTTGTTCTGGGGATAGCTGTGAGATTGTTGATCTAGTTTAACCTAGTTGACCTGAGCATGTCATTAAACTGCTAACTAACAACAAGGAGCGATAACTAGGCAGACTATCGCTCACTATTCGTCTTGCTCTAGAGGAGATACAAGAGTTGAAAAAGATAATTGAGGATAACTTATGTACACAATCATAACTCGTAACGACTGTAAGTATTGCGACAAGGCAAAGGCTATATTAGACTTAAATAAGATCGGGTATGTGACATACAACATAGAAGAGTTATCAAGTCGGTGGGTGCTGTCTCTTATGAAAGAAGCTAAGATTATGACTGTACCACAAATCTTTGCTAATGATGGAGGTCTAATTGGTGGCTTCCGTGAGCTTGAAGAGTTTATGGGTTTTATTAGCAAGGGGGAATACTAAATTGGTACAGCAAGCACCAAAGAAGACGCAGAGAAAGACTACGTACAAGGGAGCAGCAAAGAAGCCTAATGTACCTCTACTGGCTCGTAACGAGAACCAGCAGCTTTATATTGATGCTCTTAAGTCTAGTTCTCAGGTTATTGTGTTTGGACCTGCTGGCACTGGCAAGACTTATATCGCAGCAACCTATGCAGCCAACCAGTACATTACCAAGGCAATCGACAAGATTGTTATCACAAGGCCACACGTAGCTGTAGGACGTGATGTGGGCTACCTCAAGGGGTCGCTAGAAGACAAGACGTTACCTTGGGCCTTACCTGTGCTTGACGTACTAGAGCAGCACCTTAGTAAGGGTGCAGTGGAAATAGCTATTAAGAATAAGAACGTAGAGGTAGCTCCTATGGCATTGATGAGGGGTCGTTCCTTTGACAATGCGTTTATCTTAGTTGACGAAGCACAGAATGTTACGGTAGATGAAATTAAGATGTTGCTTACCCGTGTCGGAGAGGGTAGTACCATCGTACTAAATGGTGATCTGCAACAGTCAGACATCAAAGAGACAAGTGGTCTAGCAAAGATTACTCACTTAGCCAAGAAGCATAACTTACCGTTACCAGTTATCGAGTTTGGGTTAGATGATGTAGTCAGGAGTGCTACTTGTAAGATGTGGATTGAAGTATTTATGAAAGAGAACTTATGATGGCTAAATGGGAATTAGACTTAGACAAAGGGGTTAAGACACATGAATACGATGTGGTCAACAAACCTAAACACTATGGGGCAGGATACATTGAGTGTATCGACTACATTCAGGACTTCCTATCTAAGGAAGAATACATTGGATACCTCCGTGGGAATATAGCCAAGTACCTACATCGTTGGCGATACAAGAATGGCCTTGAAGACCTAAAGAAGTCGGAGTGGTATGGCGCAAGACTTATTAAACTTATGGAGGAAGACGATTGACACTATTTGAAGGACTGCTAATTGTAAACCTATTGGTGTCGTTATGGTTAGTCCATAAGTTAGGTAAGATAGACACTGACGTAGAAATCTTATACCAAGGTGTTGCGAGAATACTTAACGACAAAGACAAGACCTAGAATCAGAAAAGCCCAAGGCGTCCGTAAGGGATACCTTGGGCTTCTTTGTGTTTAACGTCTGTGGTTACTTAGATAGTCCCTTAGACTTCTCAAAGGTCCGTAGTGAGCCTAGACCTAGTAGACCGCCTAAGACTGTCAGAAGGCTTGTCATATCAAAGACTGGAAGGTCTGGCACAGTAACACCAAAGGCCACAATACAGAACAACAACACAGGCTGTACGACGAAGTGATAAGCAAAGGCTACACCACAAGTCCAACCTACGAAGGGTCTCCATGACGACTGAAATAGATTACCCTTAGCTTCTTCTACGTTCACTGCGATCTGTGCAAGAGCAATAGAGTGGGCTTGCTTTTCAGCTAGTGTACCGATCTCATGGGCTAACTTAGCTTTCTCATCAGCATCTGGAATGAACTTATCCAGTATGTCTGAGATTGGTCCGATTAGTTTTCCTAGCATAGTATCTCCTATTTGTTCCCTGACCAATGTTCTGCCATTGATCTAATGGCTTTAATGTTCTCATCAATACGAGCCATGCTTACAGCTTGGGTCTGCACTAATTTCTCTAGTATCTCAATACGAGCTTCATCACGTATGATCCGCTCCTTGTTGCTCACTACACTATTCTCCAAGTCAGCAAAGAACCAGATTGCAGTTATTGTGTAAGCGCCTACTCCAACAAGAACAGACAGTGGAACATTCTTATTTACGCTCCAGTTTTCTTTGGTCATTTGTACTTCTTCCTGTCTAATTCAAAGTGTGGGGCATCGTAGAAGCTCTTCCAGTCACCGCCCCACACAATAGGAATTTCAAGTTCTTCTGCTGCTGCCTTCATAGCCACAGCCATAGTCTCAAATCGTTCTAGGTCATTCCAGTCTACGGGGTATGGAACCATGTCTACAGCATGACCTGTGATGTGTCGTGAGTTCATTGTAGTAGACTTACCAGCCTTATACAACTCACGTTGACGGTTGATGTTACGGATACCTTCGATGACTGTGAAGTCAACTCCAGTGATTTTAATCGCAAGTTTAACTACCTCGACCAGATCAGGGTGTACACCTGACAGGCTCTGCATACTGCGTGTTCCTAGTTTATATGTCATTATGTATCCTTACGTTATTTTCCAAAGGCGTTCCAAAAGATAGTCTGCCCATTCCCTGATGAAGTACCTTCGTTTATCAAGGTAAAGGAACTAAGTGACCCAGTGTCTTTGCAAGCGACAGAGTACAAGTCCACCTCAAAGTCATTACTTGCCCTGTTATCATTAGGCGTACCCTGCAAAGTAAAAATCGCACTGGGGAAAGCTAGTGGGAAGGTAATAGTCTTGTTTACGTTTACGTTTACAGAAGTAGCTCTACCCCACTGCATGATTAGACCTGATGGCAGAACTTCATATCCGTCAGTGGTTAGACTAGAAGCACCCATAGTTGCAGCCCTGATCTTTGCAGGGGAAACAAGGCTTTCTGTGGTACTTGTACCAGCTTCCCAAGCGGATGTAGCTTGATCCCCTAGCAAACCAGTTTGTGTACCCGCCGCATCTACTACCTTAGTGTCGTCTAGGATAGCAAACTCGTTTGTAGTCTGGTCCAAGTAACCAACACTAATCCAAGCGTCATTAGCTTCTGATCTCATCTTAAGTACGTAAGCATTTGTGTCATACCAAAACATATTAGCATAAGTAGTTGTAGGCGCTGTAGCCCCACTACTGTTACTAGCGGAGGCTTGAAACGCGGAAGTTAAATCAGCACGGGTTGCAGGAAAGGATGCGTTATTAATTACGAAGTCGTTTTGCGACATTAGTTGTACTCCACGTATGCGGTTAATTCGGTTACACTGGGGGTGATGTTAGAGGATGTAGACAGGAGTTTAATCTTGAACCTGTACGCTCTGGCACTAATGTCAGCCACATTGATGCGAGAATAGGGTGACCATGTAGGAAAACCTAAGGGATCATCTTGGGTTGTAGATACAAAAGCTACGATATCTGTATCTGCAAATTGGCTCAAGCCACCTAAGTCATCAAACAGTCCAGCACCATCATCAAACAACCCGCCTTGGTCATCAAACAGGCCAGCAGAGCTATCGTGCCTTACTGTAGTGGCACTAACGTAAACCCTAGACCTTTTAACTGTATTAGTCGCCGTTTCAATGTAGTTGCTAAAGAAGTATTCCCCCTCAGACGGTGCCGATGAGAAGTCAGTTATCCTAAGACTCTCACCAACTACTTCCACATCAACCTTAGTGCCTGTGAAGGCTGGGCTATCAGTTAGTGTAAGTGAGTTAGCAAAAGGTTCGATATCAGCAGGAAGTACAATAGTTGTTGTATAGTTTATAGAAGCAATGCCAGACTTGTCGTAAGCCCTAATAGTATAACTACCAGACTTAGCTGGGGCGGATACAACAGAAGCAGGACGAGGAACTTTGTTTACATAGGTAGTTGAGTTAGCCCATGTAGCCCCAGTTAGATCAGGGGTGAACCTAATACGGTAGAACGAAAGGTCAAGATCAGGTACAGCGTCCCAATCAAAGGTTATTACAGATCCATTAACTTCCGCTGTGAAGTTGACTACATCAGAGGGTGGCTCCAGTAGTCCTGCTGCATTAACCCCATCAAGTAACTCAAATAAACCCTTGATACCAAAAGTATTTACAGCCCTAGCTCTAAAGTCATAGTCTCCATCCACTAAGTCAATGGCCTCAAAGTCCCCAAGTTGTCCTGTGCCTAAGCTAATGTAAACAGAAGAAGAACTCAGTTTATACTCAGCCTCAACATAGTCTATTCTCTCAGGAGCACCTGAGGTTACACTAAGGGTGATGACATTAGTTAGCTTCTCTCTGATAATCTGAGTTCTAGCCACAGCAGATAGTCCTACAGAAGGGACATCAAACGGCGATAATAACTGTGTGTTATCTCGTTCGTATACAATACCATCGCTTACTTCATCAAAGACGC